TCAACTCCCCAAGGCTTCGCTCAGGAAATTGATCTTTACATTGACCGTGGTCGCGGTCGGCTGTTCGACTACCCTGCCCGCATAGACATCGGTGTCGGTGGAGGTGATGGTATCGGTGCTGGAGTTGTAAAACGCCATATCGCCTACATCGAAAGTGGCGGCAGTGGTAAATTGGAATGCTCCGTCAACACGGAGCGCGCCCAACTGTCCGGCTTCAATGTCGGCCACGACGATGCCGATCATGAGTCCCTGGACGACCACGTCCCCGGCGGTAGCCGCAGAAACCGGAGTATAAGGAATGGTGCTGCCGTCATTCACATAAGTCGCCATATTTCATCCTCCTGGAAAGTTGTAAGAATTGCGCCCACTTAGTGGCGGGGCGCGAGCCATTGTTCAGGATGCTTTCACGAACCGCTGCCGGTGCCGCTCGACTTGATGCAGGTGCGCTTGTCGATCTGGCAGACGCCGTAGTCGAAATATGCGCGCCAGGTGCGGCCGAGGAACTGCGGATCAGGAGTGACTTCCTCGGCCACCGGGGTTTCCACGCCATTCAAGTACGCCACGCCAAACGGGCGGCGGATTTCCGGCCACAGATACCACGCCGTCGCGCTGGTGAGCGAGCGCACCTTGACCGGCTCGTAGGTGTTGGCGTAAATGTTGCCATCGGTGCCGGAGGTGCCGAGCACCCGGGTGGAGGTGTAGATTTCCCGCGCCGTCGGGTGCAACGCGGGCGGCACCACCACCCAGCGCGCGGCCAAATTGATCGGCGTCACGCCGTCAATGTCCTTCATGTCGTCGAGGTATAACTCCGCCGAGGAGAGACCGCTGATCGAAAGCAGGTCGTCGATCAGGTTGCCATTGCCTTCCGAGAAGAAGCTGCCCGTATTTGCCTCGACCAAGGCCCAGCCGTCATATTCCAGCGTGCTGAAAGCGCTCTGGCCGAGCGCGGAGGGCAGGCGGACAAATCCGCCCAGGTCGTCATTGACGATCATTTCCCGGGTGAGGCCGAAGGTTTTGCCCACGGTATTGACGCGGTAGGTGAAATATTCCTCGCTCATCGTCCCGGCCTTGAGCGCACCTCCGTTCTGCACCTTTTCCATCCGCCCCATGCCGCCCAGGGTGATGCCGGTGTTGGTCTTGAAGTCACTGGCGGAAAGGCGCTCAAACAGCAGGTTGATGGTCGATGGCGCGGCCAGATATGAATCCCGCAGCCGCTTGTTTGCCAGGTTGGAAAGCAGTTGCGGCAGACTGACGGTGGAAAAGCCGATGGAAGCGATCAGGTTCGGGGCGGCGCCTGCCTCAATGCGCTTGCCTTCCATCTGGCAGCACAGAGCAATCATTTCCTTCAGTCCGCACCGCCTGAACCTATCCGCCGCAGCCAGCGTCTTTTCCTCGAAATGATCCTCCAATTTCGAGGCATGCAGCCCGCCAGTGACCATGATCGCGGCCGCTTCCAGCGTCTGCGCCAGGTTCGTTTCCCCGCCCGCCCCGGTGTTCACGTAGGCCGCGCCCACGCCCGCGCCCTGCCGCGCCTGGATGGCGTCGAACATGCGCGACTTCGCCGCCTCCACGCTCAGTCCCTCGGCGATCGCCTTTTCCGCGATTTCCGGGAAGTCCTTGCATGCCGCATTAATTGCGCCCTGGCGCTTGGCCTCGGCCCGCGAGGCTTCCACGACGCGCTTTTCCAAGTCGTCCGCTCCGGTTTTGGCTGCCTCAAGTTTCGCGGCTTCCGCCTTCTTCGCGGATTCGGCTGTCTTTTCCGCCTCCAACTTCTTCGCATCTTCCGCCGCTTTCGCGGCCTCCAGGTCGGCGCTCTTGTTCATGTCTTCCATGTTAGTTTCCTCCTCTTCAACGTCCAAAAAATCGGCTTCTGCCGCAACCTTTGCGGAAGTGTGTTCGTCTGCGCCCAGCGGCACGAACGAAGTCTCGTAAAGTTTCGCCTTGCGAGCGATAATCACCGGGCCGTCGAATTCCATTCCGTTCGCAACCGCCTTGCGGCCTTCCGGATACTCTACCGCTTTTAACACATCAACGCCAACCGAGGCCTGCCAGGGAAATCCATTCTCTGACGAATCCACAACCTCTTTCGCTGCCGCACCAGCCCCGGACACTATCCCGTCAATGCGTACGTCTTTCATGCCCTTGGTTTTGCTGGTCGAATGTCCCACGATTTGACGTCGATCGTGGTTGAGCAAAATCGGACTGGACTTTGCGCCTAGGCTCAGGCCCGCCAGGTCGATCACCACTGGAATTCCACCCCAGCCGGAAACCTTCATTGCCCCACCGGTATAGGCGAGGATAGAAAAAGTCGGTTTACCCGCCGCGTCTTTCGCCGCCTCGATGGTGACGGGCGCGTCACACGTCGCTTGCAGTTTGCGATTTAGTTTGCGCATTCTTTTCCTCCTGCTTCGCTTTCTGAGCCTTGGCATCGCGCGGGTGGATGAGTTCGTTTTCACGGAACCATTTCACTTCTTCTACCAGCGCGGCGCGGGCCTTTTCGCGATCTCTTCCCGCCTCCGCCCAAATGTCCTCATAGGTCGATTCCCCACTTTCCACACGGGTCTTGTTCGCGTTCGCCGCCTTTTGCGGGTCGGTGTGCCGGTTGGCATGGGGCCAGCGCACCACCACGCGATACCATTCAGGCGGCAAAGGAATTTGCATGATGGCAGCGGCTTCGCGGATGAATTTATGGACAATTGGGATGAGATCACGGTTTTCGATAATGGACCGCGTGACCTCATATTCGAGGCTCACGCCCACGTCGTCATAGCGCGCCCCGGCGAAGGAATTGCCGCTTGAATCCATCGTAGCGGCGGCGGCAGACATGCCCATCGCGGCCCCCGCGTTGGCAATCATTTCGCGCCTGAAGTCGGTCGCACCGGCCACGGGTTGCGCCCCCGAAAACGATTCGACACTGACATTCGGCGGAAGTATGGTAGCCTGCCCGTCATTCAGATCAAGAATGCCTTCGGGCAAAATGGTATTTTCGTCAAGTTGGAGATTGGGGTCTTTCTGCGACAGAAATACGGCGAACTTGGCTGCCACTATCGCCGCCGCCACCCGCGCTTCATCGTACCGGCGGCGCTTGTGCAGATCGGAAAGCCCAGCCGCCAGCCACGGTTCCCCGCGCACCTGGTCGGGCGATTCTGGGTAAAAAACGTGGCGCATGACAGCGGCGCTTTCCTTGGTAAAACCGAAACCGTCCTCAGTTTTGATATGGTAAAACGCCGGTTTGCCCAGGCTGTCGAATTCGACGCCCTGTTTGATCTTCTGCAAATCTCCGTAAGGCGAGGTGACGCGATCGGGCCGTATTTGCAGCAACCGCAACTTGACCGGCGTGCTTGCGCCGAGGTCTATTTTGTCAATGCTGAAATACTCCCCGGCGGAAAAGAACTGCCTGGTGCCGACATGCAGCAGTTCCGCCAGGCTTTCGCCCCGGATGAATCCGCAGTTCTTCGCCCATTCGGAGAAGGCGAATTCGGTTTCTTCCGCCCAGCCCCGATATTGGTCTTCAACTTCCAGCGAAATAAGCGGGCCGGTGGAAATGCAGGCGTTGGCATAATTGCGGCACAATCCCTTGGCCGGGCCATTTTGACGAAGCTCATACAAAATGCGCTGGCGCATGGTGTTTAGGTCGGCCTTGAGCGCATCGTTGAGCGTTTCCGCCCCGGCAAAGGAAAAGTCCATTGTGGGACTGTCGCTCGCGGCGGAATAATACGCGGCCTTTACCGCCCGGCGGTAACGTTCGATGGTTTTTTGTTTTTTTGAAATGCGCTTTTTGACCATCACGCATCTCCCTTGCAGTTCACCCGCGCCTGTTTCAGTCCGGGACTGGATTCACGCGTCCGCCTGCCTTCCCAGTACTGCAACTCGGATAGGGCTTGCGCGCGGTCAAGATAGATTTCGCGCCCATCCGGATGCTTTATCTTTGTGACCCCGGCATTCGAGGCTAGGAATGCCTCCAAAAGCGCGATATAGGTTGCCGTCACAGCCATGCGCAACTTCTCCAGATATTTTTTATGCCTATCTAGCATATGCACTATTGGCATAAAAAAAGCAAGCCGCAAAGGCTTGCCTGGGTGAAAATAAGTCTACATATATACTTTTTTGGTATTTTACCCCGCTTGTTCGACCGTGCGGACGTGCTTTCCGCAGTTGCGGCATATCCGGTATCGGCGGATTATGCCGTCCTCATCCGGCCACGTCTTGACGGTGCGGAAGTCGCAGCATTCGCAGCGCGGGCAGCGCAGACCAAGCCTGATTTCCTGCTCCTCCGGCGTCTCTTTCTGCTTCATCGCAGCCCTACCTTTCGCACATTCCCCAGCCGGGACAGTCGCGCGCGCGCGTCAACCGCCGTCGGACGACCCCTGCTTCCGCCCCCGCCCTCGCCCAAATCCACACCCCGCTCGCTCGCCGCC